TTGGGATTTCAAATCCAGAACATTCCACGGGGAGATAGCATTAAACAATTCCTCGTTAGCGATAGTGGATGGTTACTTTCAGAACCCGATTGTAAGCAATCCGAAGCTAGGTGTGTCGCTTATTTATCGGGAGACTCCAAGCTTCTCTGGCTTGTCGAGTCAGGAAAAGATTTTCATGCTTGGAATGTTAAAGAGTTTTTCGGGATACCTTATGAAAAAATATGGGATCAAAAAACTGAGAAGCCTGTAGATAAGGAAGCAGATGGCATTCGCTACCTAGCAAAGCGTATTGGTCATGGGGATAATTACAACATGAAGGAAAATACGCTGCTAAATACAATGGGGCCAAAGAATGTAACGAAGGCGAAACTGCTGTTGCGACTTGATCCAAAGATGACACTAAAGGCGGTGTGTGCTTTGCTGTTGAAGCGATCTGCGGCAGCATACCCACAAGTAAAGGGGCTATTCTACCAGTCAGTAGTAACAGAGATTGAGATTACTAAACGGCTTACCAGTCCATTAGGCCATACTCGCTGGTGTTTTGGTGATCCTAAGAATAACCACCACTACTTCAACTCAATGGTAGCACACAAACCCCAGAATCTTTCTGGGATGATTACCAATAGAAACTTCTACAAGCTTTGGTGGGAACAAGTGTATGGGAAGTTCATAGGTGTAGTTCGCATCAAGGCCAACATCCATGATTCTACTCCTTACCAGTATAAGGAAGGGGCAGAGTGGGTAAATACAGAAGTGAAGAAGATGTTTACAGTTCCAGTAGAGATTGTTGGTGCAGACAAAGTGAAGCGCACAATGGTCATACCAATAGGCATGGCTTCCGGTGGAAAACGATGGAGTGATTTAAAATGACAGCAGCAGCACTAACACCTTCAGAAATAGCAAAACAAGCATCTGACACACTTAGCCAAAACATAACTTGTTTGGTAGCACAGTACTTCAAACGGCACCCAGATACAAAGCCAGAGAACATTGAAGTTAGACAGTCTACTTTTGTGGACGCAGAAGGGAAAACAGTAGTTAGATTCTGGATACACAAACTGCGGAAGTAGCTACTGCCACCTGCGGCTACTGCCGTGAATCTGTTTGACCTGTTCTTTAAGTATATAGAGAAAACGGAACCTCCGCTGATATACTATCGGTGGAGTTTAGTCGTTGCTATTGGTGCCTTCATCGGGCGCCGGGCACTAATAGACATGGGGCGTTTCAGAGTTTTCCCTAATCACTATGTAATGCTCATTGGAAACCCTGGAACAAGAAAAAACACTGCAACAAATACAGTCATGAGTCTCTTGTTTGATGCAGGGTACACTACTTTCAGTGCGACTAAAACCAGGAAAGAAAAGTTTCTAATGGATTTGGAAGGTGAGCGCGAAGGGAAGAAAGGAACAGATGCTGTATTTGAGAATCTTTTTGGAAGTGATGCTATTGAAACTGCTGGTCATGATCCACAAGAAGTACTGATAGTAGCACCAGAGTTCAACAACTTTCTTCCAAAAGGAGACCTTGAGTTTCTCTCTGACCTTGGCGACCTGTGGGACTGGGACAAGCCTAAGATGTTCTATACCTACAGACTAAAGAATAGTAAAAGTGTGAAGATTTACCAACCTACAATCTCACAGCTTGGGGGCAATACACATACAGGCTTTCAGGAAATGTTTCCCCCACAGTCTTTAGGTCAGGGAATAATCAGCAGGGAAATCCTTGTCTACTCTGAACCTAGTGGCAAGAAGTTTACCTTCCTAGATTCTGGTGATGAGAAGTTACGTGCGGAAATGATAGCAATGTTTCAGCAGATACGAGAGAAAATAACAGGCACAATTGTTATCCGTGAAGATGCGCGGCGAGCACTTGATATAATTTATAGGAGCTGGCATGATCTTGAAGATCAACGGTTTAAGCACTACTCTACTCGACGATTCACGCATTTACTTAAGCTGTGTATTGTCTGTGGAGCCTCAAGACTATCACGCGTTCTTGAGATGCAGGATATCCTGCTCGCGAATAGTTTGCTCACATATACAGAAGCCTCCATGCCTAAAGCACTCGGAGAGTTTGGCAAATCACGTAACGCAGAAGCTGCTAATAAAATAATGAGTGTGCTCTACGATACAAAGAAGCCGTTGGGACTTCCATCTTTGTGGAAGGTAGTAAGTAATGACTTGGAAAAGGTAAGTGATCTGAGTAACTTGCTGGTGAATTTGCAGAATGCAGATAAGATTCAAGTAGTGAAAGGTGAAGGATTCTTGCCGCGTCAGCGACCTCTTGATCGCAAGATGCTTTACGTAGATTATTCTTTATTAAAAGAATATAGAGATGCTTAATAATATTTTAGTTGACGAACTGGACTACAACTCACCAAAGTATGATTAACAGAACTTTTAATATAAAAGATAAATATATTTGGTTTGAATCTAGGAGTAAATTATGGAGACTTGAACAATCTATTCCTCGAAAATTTATTGGTCGTTTTAACAGTAAAGAAGAAGCAGAATCTTGTTGGAAAAATTTACAACTTTTGAAGGAATATAAGGAGCAGTGAACATGAGAGTTAATGTGTATGCAGAAGAAATAACAGATCGAATTCAAATTGTGGAGAAGTATATTGATGGACAAACATTTACAGGTGTTCGTTTCTACCTAGAACTACCAGTAACAGTATCAGATGGTAGTGGTAGTCACCAACTGCGCGGACCATTCAAGCATCGACCTTTGCATGATGACTCCAGTGCTGTTACATTTTGGGGGAAAAAAGATTTCAACAAAGTGTTTATTCTGGCGTTGATAAAACTTGACAGGCACCACAACAGGAAAAAAAGCAACGCAGTTAATGAAGGTACAAGTGCAATGTTACTTAACACACTATAAGATATTAGGAGAAAAAATTGATTAACAATCAAGATCGCAAAATGCCTGGAACTAATCCGAAGTGGGCAGAAGTACAAAATGTCCCACTGTCGGGCAGAGCTGAAGTACAGTATCCTACCATGTTCGATATGGTAAGAGTATTCCACATACTAGCAGGATTACCTGCGCGAGGCTTCGGAGAGAAAGCTACTCCTGAAGATATAACGCGCCGGATACGTCTGATAGTGGAGGAATGTGAACAGGAGCTGTTGGTGGAACTTACTGCTCTATCCACCGACTACAGCATGGAAAATCTAGCAAAGGTGCTAGACTCTTGTGCTGACCTCTGCTACGTCACTATGGGAGTTTGTGTAGAGTTGGGACTTCCCTTCGACACTGCATTCTCCCTAGTGCAGGAAGCAAACATGAGGAAGGTAAAGGATGAAGTCGTGCGGCGGGAAGATGGAAAGATTCTCAAGCCTGAAGGCTGGATTCCGCCGAATATTCTAGGAATGCTGCAACAGTTTGATACTATTGTAAAGGCTCAAAAGGTTGCAAATTCTCCTGCTGCTGGGACTCACTGAACTTCCTCAGCTTCTTCTTCCGATGCAAGCGCACCTACTGTCCCGGCTGCTTGCTGTGTGCGGGCTACTCTGCTAGAATTCCTGTAATCTGGCAGAGTAGTTCCGCCCATAATTTCAACCATCCTCTTGCTGTAAGTACTTTGGTGTTGCTGGATTAGCTTGTTCACAATGGATGTATTCGCATCCACACTCCACCGTTGTATCGCCTTTCCATAATTTTCAATTCTTCCACCACTTGCAGCATACTTGCGCTGGAACTCCCCTAGTTCCTCAGGCGTAGGCATCTGATTCTTCCTCAGCTTCGTCTTTACTACCTCACCAAGTTCCTCCAATCTCTGCTGGTCTGCTGCTTGGTATCCATGAAGTCTGAAGTAGGTATTAAGCGCCAAAGATTCATCCATCGGTTTAGCACCTGCCAACCTGGAAAGGGTTGCAATAGAGAAGAAGTCATTATTGGCACTGATGATACCACCCTTACTCGTCGTACTCCGTCCTGTGACAATCTGCGCGAACCCCGCAAGCGGTCTGTTAATTCCATTGTGTTCAAGCCCCTCTAAAAGTGATCCAGAAATGTCAGCACCACCACCAAGTTTCTTTCCCAAATCCCAAAGATTCTTCACAAGCCGAATACTACCATCAACAGCTACAATGTCAGTAGGAAGTATCGGCAGAATCGTCACATGGCGCGGGTTAATATCCCCTCTGGTGTAGAGTGCAGGTGCATTAGAACTCCAGAAAGGAAATGCGCTGGCAGTTCCATACATCATCCACTCACCCATTGCAGTTCCACCTGTGATTGCTGTGGAACCTGTAGCTGCAACAGAATACGCATCTCTGTGCGCAGGATTAAGACTACTCTGGCCAATGAGGTAGTTGTTAGTAGCCTCGAAGAATGGTATTCCATTCATTCCATAGAGTCCACCTTGCATACCCATCAGGGTAAACACAGCCCGTTTGTCTTGGTTCTCCACATGGCGGAACAACTGCTGTAGCAGGTTAAACTGGTAGGTTTGAAAGAGGGAAACTGCTGCACCTAGCACACCTTGAAATGCAATTGGGCGCTGGGAAGCTAAATAGTTGCCCTGCACACGGTTGACAAAGATACTCATGTAGGCATCTTGTTCTGCTTTGCTCATTTTTCCAGCAGCAACAATAGGATCGGTAAGGCGGTGCATCACATTGGCACTTACAAAGCGTGTAAACTCTTCGGACCAAAGATTACCAGAGAATTTTGCACCAATTTCTACTGCCTTGTCTCCAAGCTCCTTGTACTTACTGACAGCCTGTCCTGGAACCACAGAAAGATGGTCTATCATTTCATGATACTTGCTCATTGTATCTTTGATAGCACCAATGCTGGTGTACCGAGCAATAAGAGCATTTTTTTCTGGTCCCCAAAACTCTTTGATTGCTCCAGCAATGAGTCCTACAGTAGAAGGAACGCGGAAGTTTTCCCCAGGAACCGCAATGCTTCTGAGTTCATTCAACTTCCCAGCAAGTGCAGAGTCGTTCGCTACCAGGTTCCGGATACTTGCCATTTCTGTAGAAAGCAAAACGGGTGTAGAGATGATGTTAATAAGGCTCTGCGCCATATCCAGACGCAGGGTGAAATTCACCATAAACATATTCGCTTTTGCTACAAACTCCTTCGTCAGACTCTTATCTGCTGGCGAGTTAGCAGCAATGTAAGCATCTGCATCTCTGTAAGGACCAGCAATACCATAGCGTTCAGCCAACTTGTTTGCTTCTTCCCAAGGCAGCAACTTTTGGAGAGCTTTCTCTTTGTTCTCTCCAAACACTCTGTATGCAGTCTTACCAAGAGATTCTGTAAACTCATTAGCTTCGTGCATAAGTGTGTATTCACTACGCTTGCTAATATCCAATCCCATCTTTATGTATTCTTCAAATGGGTTCTCAATCTGGGACTTGAATTTCTTTACATCAGCTTGTGCTTTGCTGGTTCCAATCTGTTCAAACTGCTTTCCAAGGCTGCGCAGGTCAGCATAAAGTTGAGAGCGCACAGTCTCCATACCAAGGCGCACGATGGAAGCTTCCTGCTTCTGAATGTGGCGCACGTAATCCTCAATCACATTCGCAGCACTAGTTTCTGGGAAAAAGTTAGCAAGTCTGCCAACTTTCTCCAGAGCAGAATTTATCTGTGGTTCCTTGATTGTAAGAGCATAATCGTAGCTATCTTTCGCCTTGTAGAAATCCTTAGTCTCAGACTTGAAGATAACCTCAAACTCATTAATTGGAACTTCCGCAGCAAGCGCGCGGAGCTGTGATTCTGTGCGAGCCGTAATCATAGAAACTTCACTGCTTGCACCAATGAATCCAGGTTTCTGGCGAACAAAAGCAAAGAAAGGAAAGCGCCCTGTATCTACAGGAGGAACATGGATAACATCTGGATTCCAGTTTAGGTTCCAACCTCTGGAAGCGTATAGCACTTTTCTTTCATCTACCCACCGCCTGTTAATGTCAACGAAGCGACTTATGTGTTCTGCTACATCATCATTCTTTATTTCAAATGTAGTCCTTATACCAGCTTTCTTAAGGCTCTCTAATTTCTCTTTAGAAACAACCTTCTGTCCATCTTCATTCTTAACAAGTGCTTTAATGTTGATAATTATCTTACTGTTTTCTGGGTGAACTGTAAACTGTTCAGCTGATTTTCTAAGTGCAGTATCAAGAATTCCAAGTTCTGCCGCAGCTTCTTTGTTATCAGCAATCTTTATAAACCCTGCCTGGAATCCTGTAAGGCTAGCGTTACTGCGTTCCTTCGTCCAAATGTTTACAAGTTGTCCATCATACTGGAGTGTAGCACGCAGAGGATCACCGTAGTCGGCGTTAGCAAAGCCAAAAGTAGAAGGTCCAGCGCCTCTCTGGTCTGCAATCTTGATAGCTGCATCTGCATCTAGTTTCACAATTCTCTGCAACTTCTCTGCACCAAACACAGCACCAAAAGCATCATTTGCTTGCTGCTCTCCAATCTTGACAGCATACTCCGCACCAAGAATACCGTAGATACTGTTTCCAGCACCATCAGGAAGATGCTGCACCATCACATTTGCAGCATCTTTGGTTACAGCCTTAACTTCCTTCCCACCTATAACTGTTGTTATTGGAGCAGGATTGCTGGCCACCAACTCGTTGGAAAGTTTGATGTTTCCTGAGAAGTCCCAACGCATTTCTACGTTGGCTGGAAACAAGGAGCGGTGCAGAGGTATAGAGAAACCTGCGGCAACTTCTTCAGAGTTTACAAAATTGGAAGCTATTGCTCGTCCAATCCAGTTAGGTTCTACATTCAGTTTCACACCAAGAGAAAGCAAGTCCTCCGCACCATTTTCTGCTAGGTGCTGTTGGAGACTGGAGAGTTTCTGCCCACGTAGCCAAGTTCCAAAGTTGAGAATATCTTCAACCGTCCTGGAAATTCCATCCGCATTTACAATTTCCACAGTCAGATGTTTTGATGCACCTTCTTGGAAAATCCTCTCCAGCATAGGAAAGTCAGTAGCTGCTACTTTCGCGGGAACCTGCGTTATAAACTCTTCTTTTCTGCCACTCTGGAAAGCAACCCAAGCGTATCGAGAACTTGCGCGGATACTGTCAATCTCCGAGAGTGGAAACTCATCAAACTGCTTCATTACTTTCACACCTTCCAGTCCTGCGACTACTGCATCCTTATTACCTACAAGGGAAAGAGGTCTGGCACTGGTTGCAAGGTCAGCAATGGTTGGAAAAGCAGTGAAGGAGAAACTACCAGTAGGTATGTGGAAGTACTGGCGAGGAAGAAGTATGGGGTCAGCACGATGCACAATCACTTTGCTTTCTGGATTGATTCTAACAGTGCCATTTCTGAGCATCACAGCATCAAAGCCTGCGTCAAATGCCTCACTAGGGTTAAGAAAGCGAGCAAAGTTTCCCTCTACCGGCGCAGATGCACTCTCTCCTACAAGTCCAATCTTAATGTTTCTTGCTTCTCCTACAAACTCGTATGGAGTCTTGGAGAGAGTATCAGAGGTTGGGGCGCGAGTAACAATAGCAGCAAGGAAGTCATCAGTAGTTCGTATCTTTGCAAGAGCTTCTGTGGAAAGCTGCCCAGTAACATATCCAATCTTTCCCAAACCATCAGCAGCACCCTTCTCTACTCTGTTAACTTTGCTAACATTCAGTAGATATCCCTGCATGAGGTCTAGAATCTGGTCATCAGGTGTTCCTGCTTGCTGCATTTCCACCACTTTCTTCTCTATAAAGTGGGCAAAAGCATCAGCAATTGGAGTATCACCTCCTGCGATCTTGCTACTCATCTCCCGCAATTCTCCCCACCCTCTGCGAGTTGCAGATTCTCTCGCAGCTTCAAAAGCTTCCTTAGTTGGGAGCACCATCTTCTCTCCTTCTGGGAGAAATCTGTGCATGTATTCAAGGTTCTTGCCTTCCTTCGGCAGCTCCAGCATAGACTGGAGAAGGTAGTATGCCTTGTGTCCTTCTGGCATGTCACCTTGTGTATGCTTAAGTATGTCATACTTCCGCATATCTGAATCAATAATCTTGCTAGCACCTTTGAATGCACTGTGGATGGCAATAGCTTCAATACCACCACCAAGCAGACCAAAAGCTACGCTGCTTTTAATTATGTTCCCAACAACTGTAGAAAATTCATCTTTCTCCAAGAGTGGGGACTGCTTCATGGTAGTAGCTACGGCTGTTTCAAAGGCGGCAACCTGTAGAATCTGGTCGGCTGCACCCCAACCCATAGCAAGAAGCTTATTCCGATTAATCTGACCGTAGATGGTGCCACCACTGGATGCTAGATCCTCAATAGCAGCATTTAAGTACTTCGTTCTGTTGTCACTAAAGAAACCCAGCGCGCGGCCATAGGGGCCAATAAGAGTTCCTGCTTTAGCCATCTGCAAACCCTTAAGTGCTAGTCCTCCAGGAACAAGACTAGTTACTGCAAAGCCAACAACATCAATAGCATTCTTGTTCTCTTTGTAGTAAGCACCAAGGTCAGAATCGTTATCAGTTAGATTTTTTGCTACATCAATCTTTTCAATATCTCCACCGAAAACATTGATAAGGTCAGCGCCCGTATTGTAGATGCTGGCGAAACCAGAGACAAGCGCAGCGTGGGTAAAGCTGCCAATGTTGTCTGTAATAGATTCTGATGCACCTGCTTGCATATTAGCTATGTCAGCAGCCACCATGAATGGGTTGTCAGGAGTATTAGCCATTGTATTTTACTTTAACCTCTAATGCCCTGCATACCAACGTCAGAAGTAGGAGTTTGTTTACGCTCTGGTTTTGGTTTTGGTTTTGGTGCAGTAAATATTTCTTCTTGGGTATTTGTATTAGACTCTATATCTGCACCCCCAAGACCCAAAGTAGTTGCTCGATTACTGCCAAAGCGGGCTGCGAGTTCTCCCCCCCTACTTATTATAACTTCATTGGTAAGAAACTTCTCTACACTCAGACTGTTAGTAAGATCCAATGTGGAAACCTTGCTGGCCATAGGACGAATGATGTAACTATCTTGGCTGTTAAGACTCATGAAGTTAAAATCACGCGTTCTGTTGTTCCTATCAATAGCTTCTTGATAATACTCAACGAGTGCTTGCGCCGCAACTGCTGGAAGTACTACTCCAGCTTTTATTTGTTTCCGCAGTGTATTCAACAGAATTTGATCGTTGATAGATACACCTTTGCCAATCTGAGCTTCAACGAAAGCTTTTACTGGATTGTCTGGATTACCTTTCCAACCCTTCACAGTGTAAGCATGGTTTACTTTGTAAGGATTGTAGTTGCTGGCTCGACTCATATCAGCCTTAGATTCTGCGTAGAATTTCTTTTCCATTTCATCAGCAGCAATATCAGCAAGTCCTTGCCTGTTTGGGGCTTTGGAACCTGGGTATCTGATTCCCCAGTTTGTTCCAAGTTCATGAGCATCCGTGCGAAGTTGATGTTGCATAGCTTCTTGCAGCTTTGCAAACTCTGCTCTGCCAGAATGCTGCATACCTTGGAGAGATCCTTGCGACTCAATAAAGGCCATAGATTGTGAAAAGTTAGGACCAGCAGAGTTGGATCGACGTGCTGTGTCCCACATATCTTGGATTGCTTTACCTTTAGTCTTTAGACTTGCTACTGTCATACCAGGAGCACCAATAGCAGTAGAGATTAGTCCTAACTGCCTATTCATATCATCAAGAATAACCTGATCTTCAGCTTTTCCAGCGCCTCGTTCTCTGCGTTCTTCCAGGCGAATACCAAATTCAATACCACGCACCTTGTCATCAGCAACTTGTCCAGCAAGTCTGCCAAGTTGAAGTGCGCTAGCAGCTCGCATTCCTGCGGCTTCAGCATCTGCGCTTGCAGCTTGTGCGTTAGCCTTGGCAACTCCTGCTTTAGCCATAGCTACACCACGTTCAGCAAGAATATCTGCAACACCAGCTACATCAATCTGTTGTTGATTGGTTACAACATTCTGGGCACCTGTAACCTTCCGCAGACTGTCATTATAAGTGCGGGTCATTGCATTGTAGCGACTAACAGCACCAGGAAGAACTGTTGCATTTACTAACCACGCAAGAGGGTTGTCAAGAAATCCAACACCCATTCTGCTAGAAATCTCCTTGTTAAGAGGTTCCATAGCAGATTCCAACTGCTGCTGCTTTGCAAGCTCCGTGGAAACAAGATTGTCTGCTTTGGTGGTATTCAGGTTAAGAATATTAAGAATTCTCTCACGCATGCTGGCTTGTCCAGCTTCGATTGTGCCAGTAATAGTAGCAGCAGCTCCCGCAGCTTCTCCTGCTTGCCGCAAAGAGGCTGCTTCTGCTGTTCTTGCAGCCACTGCTTTCTCTGTAGATCCTGTAATGGTTTCGGTAATTTGGCGCAGTATTCTACCATTATCTTCCAACGTAGCTTGGTAAGCTTCAATACCCTGCTCTACTGTACGAGAAACTGCACGAGTAGGTTGGCCAGGAACTGCGCCGGGAGTCCTGGAAGTTATAAATTCTGGGAGTCCAAGAATTCCTTGAGCAGCAGCAATTCTCTCTTGGTAGTTTCTACCTTCAGGTCCAAGAGATTCAACTTTATCGTTTTTTACAAGTTTTGCAGCAGGTGGGCCACCTTGATAAGCCGCAGCAATGATAAAAGGATCAGTAGTTCCTTGTTCTTTTTGTTTAGCTTTCAACGCTGCGAGTCCTGCGTCTACTTCACTTTGCCAAGTATCAAGTTTATGACCAGCAGGTAAATAACCTTGCTGGACAAGGGATGAATGCGTAGAAGGCATTACTTGCATTAACCCGCGCGCTTCTTTATTACTTACTTGTCCGCGGGGAACGGAAATAGGGGCAATGTATCGACCCTCCTTCTTCTGCATATTCTCACTAAGAAAAATTTGCTTAGCAAGTTCAGGAGTTACACCATACTTAGATGCAACAGAGTCAATGTACTCAAAGATTACACGCGTTGGAATATTCTCTGGTGCAGTAACACCAACCACTTCTGAAGCTTCAGCCATGTGTGCCAGTCCTTACAGGAGTATGCACCATTTTCACCAAGTCATCTAGCGTGCTCTTTCCAATAAATTCTACAACATCCACAGGAAGAACATACTCTCCTGGCGTAGCTTTAATTGTTTCTGAATCTAATACCCGTGGCTTCTTCTTAGCACTTTTATGTGAAATGATACCACCATCTGCCATTCCACCGTCGCCACCGTCGCCACCATCACCACCATCGTCGCCACCAGAATCACCATCGTCACCGCCACTTGCGTCACCATCCCCAGCATCCGCGTCTCCAGCTTCACTACCACCAAAATCAGAAGTTCCGGGGTCAGCGTCAGGTTCAGAAGTATCCATTCCAGACATATCAACTGCGGGAGAGGACATATCAATTTCTCCCACATTTCCAAATCCAAGTCCCTGCCCCATCAAAGCACCCTGCTCCATATCAAAAGTATCAATAGCTTCTAAGTCTACTGTATTGTTAAGTCCAGCAAGACCTTGCGTAAGAGCATTTATACCAAGACTTTTACCAAGAGCTGTTACTCCTGCTAGAGGCCCACCAGTTATGGTAGCAATCCCAATTGCTACTGCTTGTCCTATACTAAGTCCACCAAAACCACCCGGAGGCCCGCCAGCAATACCCTCAGGAGCACCCCCGGTAGTAGCTCCGGGAGAATTTGTCCCAGGAACATCTATATCAGATACCCCACCACTACGCTTTTTAGGTGCAGAAGGTAGAGGATTAGCAATTCTGTTATTAACTAGTTGTTTGTTTAGTGTGATTGCTTTTGTAAGCGGTATTTCTGGGTAAGCACCAAAGTTAGCTCTGTTTCTAACAGCCCCACCATCAGCGTAGCTAGGCACTCTGCCACCATCAGCAAAAAAGCCACCAAAGTCACTAAAGAACTCTTCAAAGCCACCAAAATCGTCTAGCGGAATATCATCTAATGGGAGATCCACAACTGATCCTATATCTTGGAAAGATGTAGGATCAGCTATACTTTCTCCAAAGCCATTACCCATATCTAAGCCTTCTCCAACTCCTCCACCTAGTCCTACGCCTCCATCAAAACCTATTCCAGATGTAAAAATAGGGTCTAATGAAGTTTCTATGGGAGAACCTACAAATGGAGCAGGAGAAGAAAATACATCAGGAAATGGTGTAGGTGCCTCTACACCTACAGACGATGGAGAAGCTCCACCAGGGATTACTTCCTCATCTGCACCAAATCCTGTATTCTTACCAACCTTGTTAAGAATAGAACCGCCAAGAGTAGCAAGCCCAAAAACACCATAGGGATTCTTAGCAGGCTTAGTTACTCGTGTTTCATTGCGCGTAGCATCTGCTACTCGGCCCGCTGTAGCACTTGCATTAGCTTGTTGTTGAACAACACTTTGAGCAATAGCTTGGGCAATGTTCTGATTTAGCAGCGCCAGACTGTTGCCAAGCATTGAATTGTTAGTAGTTCTAGTGCCAGTGGCATTTGCAAACTGTGTAGTAAGCTGAGGAACTTGAGCTGCACCACTCTGGAAAAGTTGTGCAACAAGATTAGCTAGAGCAGCAGGATCATTCTGCTGACCAAAAATCTGCATGAGTGGATCAATGTTTGCAGAACTTTCTTTAGTCTCTTTACTCCCCATTGCATTTTGCATGAACTGCAAAATTGCAGGAAGTGAAGATTCATAAGCTATTGGAGCACGTTCGCCAGCCATTATTTTACTCCTTCATGTTCCAATGAAAAATGGTTCCCATCTTTGTTTGCGAAATCTCCACCCCATCTACACAGTGGATGTAGTGATTTCCAAAAAGTTCCAAGAGGACGATATGCTTCTGAATCTTTTTGGTAAATATCTTCATCACCTGGCAGAGATAAATCTTTAAAAAGATTCCAATCTCTTGCAAGTCGAATTCCGTGCAACGTATTACTTATTCCTCTGCCCTGTTTAGCATAAAGTGCAGAAAGTTCAGGAGGTCTATGTGCTTCTCCATCACTTAGTTCATAGTCATTAGCATAACACCACAGGATGAAAACTCCCTGTAGGTAAACAAACAAACGCTGTTTTTCTCCAAGTGTCATCATTTGGTTGTTGCACCTTTAGTTGTAACAATTTTAGTTACAGTGTAAGTATTTGTGAGTCTAGCTGTTTCGATAGTAGCTAAACAGGCTGCTTGGTTACTTAATTCTGGAGTAAGCCATAAAACTTCGTTATTTGCTGTATTTACAATCTGTCCACGCCACTTTTTTATATTTTCATTATAAACTGCTTCAAAACGTGTGACTAGATGTTCTTTAATTCTATTCCCGTTACTCACGTTATCTCCATAGTCTCCCAAGTAATCCCATCTTATCAGCTCGCACATTCAAATTATCATCAAGAATACCACCAGTATCGCCACTATTAGGAGTCCAGCACCAGTAGAAGGTATCTGTCATACCTTTGCTAATCAGATAATCAACGAACTTATCTTGCCATTGTTTATCTTTGATTCCTACACCACCAACGCCATAACGCCCACCCCACTCACCAACAACTACAGCATGGTTTGGATAGAATTGGCCAAACAATTGTTCCCAGTTTTCTGGGAGATTATCTGGAAAGTTAGCAGCGTCAAACTCATTCTCATAGTAAACATCTGGGCCGTATGAGTGAGGGGAAAGAACAAGTTTTTCTGATGGAATAAGAAGTGGTGCACGTAATTGAGGTTGAAAGTTCTCACCCCAATTGATTGGAATGTTCTTTTCTGGCCCTTCCCAGTTGTCACTGATTCCTTGAACAAAGATTAACAGATTTGGATTTGCAGCAAGTATTGCAGCTGCTGCTTTTTCTGCTGCATCTTTCCATGAGACTTTACCAGGTGTTGGTTTACCCCATGTTACAAGATCATGTGGCTCATTGAAGATATCAATCGCAAAGAACTTAGAAAGGTGTGCGTAACGCTTTGCAACAAATACAAGATCACGAATCCAATTGGCTTCACTATAGGGTTGTTGATTCCAAGTTTCTACCCAACGACCGGCCCCATAATGCAAAGGTTCTCCCACAAACCAATGGAAGTAAAGAGACCTTCCACTAACAGAATGGAAATCAAGCATGATGTAAAGACCAAGCCTGTTTGCTTCTGCCATCCAAAAGTCTAAAAACTGTAGTGGTGTTACTGTTTCTATTCCTGGATTTATTCCTGGATCAACATATCCACGAGCAGAAGCAGGCGAGTAGAGTGTATCTGGAATAAATGGAACACGAACAGCATTAAAGCCAGCATCAAGTATTTGCTTAAGTTGAACTTTCCAATTCTGTCCCCACATCCATTGTGGTTGAAGTGTTTTAGCAACATTGAATCCAAAGTGAGAAACACCTTTTATGCGAAGTCTGATACCTTCAGGTGTAAAGATTTTACCAGACTTGACAGTATAACCCCCCAGTGTTGGAACTGGAACGGGAGGAATAGGAGGTATTGGCACATCACAAATGTGCTTAAAGACTTCCTTCTCATTTACAAGTAGCTTAATCGTGTCACTCATTTGGTTTTCCTCTGTCTACTAGTATCTACTGCATTTGGGAGCATTTCTTCTTCGTGATCTTTTTTCTCTTTCCTATCACTAACGTCTTTACGTTCTTTAAGAAGTGCTGCATCAGTAGCAGCTTGCTTGTAGGTTTTTATAAACTCATCAAGTCTACTATTGACAGCATCATGTGTTTCTTTTGACTGATCTTTAGCTTCGGTAGCTTGACTTTCAGCTTTCCAAGCCATAATAAAAGTTGGACCACCTGATATAAGAGCAAGAGTAATAGTAAGAATTACATACTGCCAACTAATTTGTCGCCGAATACCCTCACCGATTTTATTTTCTTCTTCCTTGTGTTCGTCACTCATAAACTCTCCCTATCTATGACCCCAGAAACGTCCAGAATGCCAGCCAGTTGCATCACCAGCTAACCAAAGAATAAGAGCAACAACAACAATTACCCACACAACATTTGGTGCAGGTGGAGCAGATCCAAATTGGCCTGTAAGAGCTAAAATCAAAAGAACAAGAAGAATAACTGTTAAGATTGTCATTGCATTCTCCTAAATAATAATTAATCTACCAGAAATTATTTCACCACTATGAGCTGCTAATTTACCAACTTGAAGTTTATATTCATGTGTATCTGTAAGCAGCAACTCTACTGATCGTATACGCTGGAAAACTCCAAGCATAGTACTAAGTTCAGAATTTACTACTGGAAGCCCGTCAGTAATATCAAATACGCGCGCATACACAGTTCCAATAGTTGCACGCATATAAACTTCAAAAAATGGATTTGGATCTGTCCAATTTGCAGCAGTAAACATAAATGGAGCACCGTATTCTGCCCAAGTTACTACAATAGTAGGATCGAGAACAGTATTAAGTAGGTTTTGTAGAAAATCTACATCATACTGTTTTCGTTGTGTAGGTCTTATCCAATTCCAGTCAAAAGAAACGAAAGGCCTAACTTCTACAACTGGCTCTAATGTTGTTTGAAGAAGATTTGGTGAAAAATCTATACTGTGACGACCAATTTTCCGTAAATATAAAAACTCATTTTGTGAAAATGGAATAACAGTTACAGCAAGAGTAGTTTGTAGTAAGTTTGGTACATCTTCTTGTGCATATACTTTCCGAATAGATCTAGTTGGAAAGTTGTTTTGTACAAAAGGTAGCGGGTCTGCTACTATTTCTGGTGCAAGCGTAGTAGCTAAAAGATTTTGATTCCAGTCTATATTACGCTTGTTAAACCTTTGCCTACTTGGTAAATCTATCAGCTTAAAAGGAGTAGGCGTTGGTGTTGCAAGTGTTGTAAGAAGTAAATTTGGTGCAACATCTACAACACCAACCCTTCCAAAACGCTTTCGATTTGGCCAATCTTCTTGACTAAATGGAACAGCAACTACTGCAACAGCAAGAACTGTTAACAGTAGATTTGGAACATCAAAATCAGACCTTTTTCTAGCTTTAGACCTTTGAGTATAAAGTGGAGGTCTAAAAATAATAGCCACTTGTTACTCCTGTCTTACAGAGTCTCGTATATTATGTGTGCACCCATTGCTCCAGGAGTTCCACCTGTAAAGGCTGACAATGACATTTCACCAAAAGAAGCAGCTTGACCAAGTAGCACCGGAGAATCACTGCGATCAACTGCCAGAGACTTCCACTTGTAGATTCCACCAAAAGCATTGAAACCACAATTCAAGAGTTGAGCAGCAACATCACGCTGAGGTTTAATAGTTGCAAAAGCATTACCAACACCTACAGGAGCAGCCAATGCAGCAGTAGCAGGATCAAGTGGCGCATCATTACCACCAGTTTGTGCTCCAGTGCCAACGGTGGAATCTCTGGCTAATTCCATTAAGGTTGGAGCACTTGCAGCAGCTTGACCTGTTAGAACAATTTCATCAATAATTGTTCGTTGAGTAGCAGAACCACCTTTAAAAGCTCCAACATAGGTAGCATCTACCAAGTTGGCAGTATCCGCAGTAGCAGTTGGTGTTACAGTGCTAAGAGAGTAAACACGCTTTCCCATTTCAATCTCCTAATTTAGTTAATGGCAAGGACAGTAAAAACTCAGAATTTTGTTTCTCAGCTACTTCTTGTGCTACATCTAGTTGTTTAAAGATATTCCTACATTCTTTAGTAAGTCCATAAAGAGCACCACAAGCATCACAAAGATAACGACCGCACTTTGAACAGTAAGCACGTTCTCGATTGCGCTCAGGATTCTTAATTACAATTACTTGACAGTGAGAACAAGTAATAGTTGCAGATTCAAATAGTCCTTGGCCAGCTCCTGGTGGAAGTCCCATAGCATGTGTCTGTGCTTCCGTAAGCCCAGGACTATTACTGTGATCTATTAATAAGTAGCCTTCAAAGCGTTTAAGTGAGCTCATAGTAATGTTTGTGCCATTATAGTATCTCCACCTGCTGCTGTGCCCTTGATCTCAACTAGGCCAATCGACAAGTCTTGCCCACTCGGCGCGCTGGAGCCTACTGCGTAAGTCCCCGCCGCCCCAGCGTCGGCGTGGTAGCCGGTGACGATGTTGTATTGAGTAGAAAGATTGACGTTTGTTTTTTCGGTCCACGCCCCCGCCCCTGCAAGAGCGGTGCGTGCGCCCGATACAGCGCTCCAATCGCCTTGCACAGAGTCAATTGCGGAGTTCGCCTGCGTAGTCGTAATGTTCGCGGAAAAGTTGGCGGTGGTATCGCCTTCGATAGAACCAACCGCGCCAACTCCATCAGACCCCCGCCACGCCCTTGCAAACATTCCCCAAAAGGTGGCGAGGGTGGTTTCATGCCCCGTGATAACTATCGTTCTATTGGAGTCAACCGGCGCAGTCCACACCCCCATTTCTACATTGTTTGCGGAGACTAAGCTGATGCGGTTCGACCAACTGAGTCCCGTTCCATCGTTAGTCGGAACGGTGAACACGGCGCTGTTTGAGTCCGCCGCGACGCACCCGACAACTAGAATATCCCCGGTCTGGACCGTGATCGTGACGGCCTTGGTCGCGCCTGAGGTATTCCAAACCGACTGCTGATGGTTTACGAAGGTCGGAGCGGTCACTTACGCCCCTCAGTCGATTGCGGCGATCAGCGCATCAAGCTGCACTCTCAATCCAGCAGTCGCAGCGGCGGTGAAGATTCGCTCCTGTGTCAGACCTGATGGAAGTATGGTCTGCACCAGCAGGAATCCACTCCCGTCCTTGGGATAGTTCGCCACCACCCAATCAATGCAGGAAGTGAGCGCGTTCACCATTGCGGTAAACTCAGTGCCGATAACAAGCGTTGGATCGTTGACCTGGTTCTGAGCGTAAGCACCGATACCCGGCACCGCAGCAACCCGCTGCAATATCGTTTTCGCAGCAGCGAATCCAGCCGTAACGTTGATAATGCTGGAGCCGGTAAGAGTGCTAGCAGCGGACTGATTGCGCGTTGACTGCGCGACAGACTTCATGCCTCCAGCAGTGCGTCGTGCAAGTTCCCATGCACCAGCAAGATCATCGCTTTTTGTGCCTGTGTTTGAAGGAAACGTCACGCCAAATCCTCCTAAAGGTTAAAATCCTTGTGGAGCCATATTTGCAGCAAATGGAATGTGAGACTCATATTGTGAATCACTGCTCCCACCTCCACCGCCTCCACCTGCTACTTCTGTAGGACCTCCACCCATAATGGAATCCCAAAACGCTTCAGAAAACCAATTGTCAGTTTCCAATGGCATTTCATCTTCCATCTCCTGACTATCTTCCACCCCAGGTTCTTTACCAAAGATTATAATTACAATAGGGTCAGAATACTGACACATAACACTGTCAGTAACCTCAGCAATTATGTCGTGAGATTTCTGTTCCATTAGTGCTGTATCCAATTCATTGTAATATTCATAAGAAGTCGATTTCCAGCAAGAGCAAAACCAACTACTTGCTCAATGTTGCCTGCTGCAACGGGAGCGCCATTAGTAATCACTCCAGATGTGGTGCTGAGAAAGTACCTCTGAGGCGCCGCCAAACCACCAACTCCGGTAATCATTCCAATTCCAAGAGTTACCTCACAGAAACTTCCCACACTAGACGCATGGTTTATACTAGAAATAAAACCATACGCAGGACGTGTATTATCTGTTGCATTAGCTTTTCTTACCTGAACTTCTGCACCTACCAAAATGAGTGATGCACACTCACCAAATGCCATTGCCTCATTCTGTATTACATAAAGCCTGCCAGGATTTATCTGCCAAACAGTCTGATCTACTGTAAGCTGATTCCAAACCTCTTGATCTTCAGCATCAATACCAGTAAACTCTGAAACTTGTCTAGCAAGATTGCTAATCGCCTGATAGATAGAAAAGAACTGATTATACAGCGCGTCTGGAACTCCAGATGGAAATTGAGGAAGTCCAGTCTGAAGCTTACTACCAACAATAGTTGCCATTATCTATTTCCATGGCGTGTTATGCTGATAACAGAGGTAGAAAGTTCAAATGTGCCTGTAATAAGTATGCAAAAGTTTTTTCCTGTTCTTCCAAGTGGAGCACCAGAACCACTGTAAGCAGGAGCACCATATGTCTTCCGATTACCAGAATCCGAAATAATAGATAGCTGTGCAGGAGCACTGTTGTTCTTACCGTCTGCACTAATCATCAAATACACATTTGGAGCGTAGGCTTGAAGCAAATTTTCTAGCTCCAAAGTTTGGAATGTTGCAACCTTCTGGCGCACAAGTTGGAATCTTCCAAGAAGCAACACTCCTTGGTCTTGGAAGTCTCTATAATCTAGTATGCAGAGACTTACCGTTCCATCCTTTGCAAGAAAGGCCATACTTTGCTTTGCAGGAGTTTCTGAAATTTGCCCAACGATGTTAGGATAAGGATAGGTAAAGCAGTCTACGTGATCAATCTTCAGCTTTCCCCACCGCTTAAGTACAGTATCAAAAACTAATGCGTGAGTAAAAGTAGGGAGAGATTTACTGTAGCTGATAACAAGATATCGACCACTAACATAAGCTATCTTTACCTTCAGTCGTGCAGACAGTCGCTGAGTTGTTAATGTGTTAGTTGTAAAGTCAAAGGATTCAAACACCATTCCTGCAAGAAAATCTGTAACAGCCCCACTTATAGGTTCACTAGTATTTGCAGTAATCTTCTGAAGTCCGGTATTGGTGAATGCGTAGTGGAAACCAAGTGTAGCTTCTAAGGAAATTTCTTCCGGATGAATAATACCCCCTGTGTTGGAAATTTCCTTAAACGCCCACGGCGCTCTTGCATTATTAGTATAAAGAGCAGCTACTGCATTTCGTGTAGTATACGCGATAAATCCACCACTAATAGGCACAATATTCCGTATTGGCCCACGCACATCTTGGGGCGTAGCAAACCCAGCGCCTGTAAAGATGCTTGCAATAAAATCTGTAGGATCAATCAAACTGCTCCAGCTTATCTGTATGTTGCTCCATGCAAGAAGATAGTTGTTGCTAGCACTAATACCATCAATGTCAAGAACATTTATTCCTGTAAGTGCTACAGGTAAAAAGGTATCAGCAGCAGTATCATACTCGTAGACATTCTGACGCTGAAAACCTACAAATGTGCGTCCATTTACAAATGCACGAGAAACAAGAGTATTAGGTGCAGCTATAAAGGAATTCTTTGATCCCCAGACTCCAGCATCTTCCCTGTAAATGTAATTCTTTCCCATAGCAGGAGAGTAGATGAATACGTTTTCATCCACATCCCGAAGAGTTATTGCTTCATCAAAATCAGTAGCACCTACAATTCCGGGAATAATCTGCCTGAATCCTACACTCATCAATCCTTCTGCTGTTGGCATTACATTCTCAGCATAGAAGTGCTGTATAAGTTCAGGCGTCTTGGATTCAAAAGTTCCAAGGTCTGTCTTAGGAACACGCGGCGGAACATCTAATCCAGGGAGTGTGATACTCCGCTGGAAGAATTCACTAACAAATGGGAATTCAGCGACGTTAAGAGCAATGGTGTAGGTATCGTAACTCATGGCTTCCTAAGTTCACCTTTCAAGCGCGGAAAGTCTGGATGGTCAATAAGTTCATCTACCAGAGACTTTGGTGCAGGAGGAACAACTACCGGATCTGCTGGTTCTGGCACATTTCCAGCAGCTATCCAACTGCGAAGTTCTTTTACAAATGGAGAATGTTCATCAAACTCTTCCAATTTTCCATCTTTGAAAGTTACAGGAAGATTTGCACCATCGGAAAGACGAATAATACCACCCGTATTTGTAAGTTTGAACATTAGGAAAGCCTCGCATTTGCTGTGACATGTAGCCTATAAGAATTACCACCTACCGTAGAAACATCTGCTTGACGAGTTATTGATCTAGTCGAACTACCTGTATCTGTTTGGTTGGTGTCGGCACTATTTCCTTGGTTTCTCCAATTTGTGTTCGCCTGCGTTGGATTATAAGTTATAACCGTTGGGGTTGCTCGCATCACTACCGGAAACTGAAAAGTTCCTATACAACCTACCCCCGAAGAATAAGCATAGTCGCTTATTATCGACCCTGCAAATGTTCCAGAAGCCTGCACCGCCGCTTGCCCAATGTCAAAAGTTTTAGTGTAGTATCTCTGCACTCTCGCTAAATCTTCCGCAAAGCTCAAATCCTCAAACTCCGTCGCTACGGCACCTTTCTCAAGTTGTATTTGTCCAATGTAACCAATATTAGCCACATTGGACATAAAGTTTGCTTGAGTAGCAATTGTATAGAAAGCTCCTGCTCCCCAAACACCCGCAGCAGCAGCTTGGAATCCAGAACCCCCAGCAAGACAGAAAGATAGTTGAAGTCCAATACCCTGTGTATACAGCCAAGTGCCCGCTGTATCAAGAGTGAGAGTAACAGTCTTAGATTCTCGGACATTTGCAGCATTTTGTGTAACAGTTCCTACATAAGACCTGTTTGCCGCACTATTCTGAATTGCAATCCCATATACTCCAGCAACAGAAAACTTCATATCAAAAGATATTGTAATCCGTTTGGCTGTAGCTGTTCCAGCACGGAGATCAGATACATCGTATCCTTCAACCGCGTGCTTGAGAATGTAGTAATCCCCAGCAGTAATAGCAGCATCTATTGTAGTGCAGGTAACTTCTAAGCAAAATTGACTTGGAAAGTCTGGGTCAGTAAGTCGCCGAACTTTAAATACTCCAACACCAATAAGAGAAGCAGTCCAACCATCAACAGTTTGAATTAAGGCTCCCGCTGTATATAATGTTCCTTCATTTATCTGATCAAATCTCCAAGAACCATTGTATATTTTGTTCTTCTTCCTAAACGTATCATCTGTCCAACCATCAACAGCAGTAGAGTCTGCAAATCGGATATTGCTGTTAGCAGGTGCGATCTTCTCTACTGGAACAATATTTGCACCACTAAGAGAACCAACAAGCCAACCACCCTTAGTAGTAATCTGACCAGAAGCTGTTCCTCTCTGGAATCCTACCATTTCCCAGTTAGCAGCAGCATCATTGATCTTTCTCCAACGGATAAAGTCTCCAGTCTGGAGAAGGATATTTGCACCGCTAAGAAGAATAAGACTTGCTGCATCGTGGATTAGAGTTACGGAGCCACCAATAATTACAAACTTGGTTTCAATGGCAGTTCCTGCTGGAATGGTAGCACCGCCAAGAGATGCAAGGTTGATGTTTCCAGCAGCATTGGTAATATCGAGGGTATTGCCTGTAGCAGCCGCAAGATCAGTAGTTGCAGCAGCAGCAATGTTCGCACCTTTATCGGTCTGGAGCAGCTTCTGGTCAAGAACTACATCTTTCTTGAAAGTAAACTTTGTGCTCTGCGCCAGAAGTGCCTGAACACCTGCAATCGACAGTGCCCACTGATCTGCCGCAGGTCTATACCAACCACTGGAAAGATCTCCAACAAAAGCAATGCTTGGCGCTCCAACAGTTCCAGCAGGCCCCTGAAGTTGATCATTAAGTACCAACCAGTTCTTCCAGGTAGCAACTGCTCCAGCTTCATTCATCCCAAACAGTTGACCTGCGGTGCCAATAAGCGCAGTTACCGGAATGAACCCTGTTACAGTGCCTACTACTGCCCAAATATTAATAGCCATTGTTACCGTCCATGTTCTTCAAGATTCGATCCTCTGAATTTGTTGAATTCACTAGGCCCACCATCAGGACTAGGATCGTAAAGAAGCTTTCGCAAAATACTTGCAGCTTGCTCATAACCAATCGCTGCAAGCACACGAATTGCTGCATCAATCACAACAATACTGTTGTGATCTGTTGCTACCCAAGAATTGTAGTTAGCTTCTGGGATAAGAACAGGATTCTGGTAGTAGCCAACTATGAATCCACCAACATTAGCTTGCATCTTCACATTCAAGTTGGTTCCAGCAACGTATGCTACGTTTTGCTTTTCAATTAGATATTCATCAAAGATGGCTTCTGGCTTTAGGAAGTCTACCAAGTAGGAAGCAAGACTTCCTGTCAGCGTGTCGTATGGGCGAATGTAAGAAAAGGCTCGCCATCTTGGAAACCAGGTAGGAATATCGAATTGAAAAACAGAGGCAGGTGTAGGGGTGATAACTGCCTCTGTTATGTCACGGAAGTAGTAATCAGAACGATGAGCAGACAGAGTAGCTTGGCGAACTGCAAGTATTGTTTCCGCTACCAAGTCAGGTCTATTTGTAAGAGTATAAACCTCTGCTATCGTATCACTAAAGAGTGACATTTGCAGCTCCGAGAGTTACTTCTTTGCGGAATTGCTAGCAGCTGCATTAGCTGCGAGGGCTGCTCTTGCTTTTTCCACTGAATCTTGAGGAGAAGGTGCTGGCCGCGGCTGACTTAACACTGGGCGCAGATCAGGTTGAACAGGAATTCTGACAGTTTCTGCATGGCCAGTGATATTATGTGCTGCATCAAAAGAAGCTGTCGCACTTTTCTCAATTTCTGCACGCACCGCAGCTTCTTCCATTCCCGTAACAGGAGAAACTGTGTATACTTGAGAAGATGGCATATTTGCTATCTTTTCAAGCTCAGTGATAACAGCAGGGTCAGAAGTTGTGATTTTCCCGCCAGCAAAAGATAGTGATTGACCATTGGGCATAATAAAACAGGCACCAGCAGTCCGATGGTGAAATGTTTTCAGAACCATTGTGAATCTCCAAAAAGAAAAAGGGGAAAGTGGCAGTTTTGAGGATCTGCCAACCAGAAATACCTACCCTACCGCAGCAGCCGTGAAGTTCAACAGAATTACGTCAGCAGCAGGATTCTTAATGAGGCAGGTAGTCTCCGTTGTAAGAGTTCCACCAACTGCATCAATCCCGTTGTCAACTTGTTGACCTGTTCCGTTAAACTCTGCATTTTCCGTGCGGCGACCTTGCAGGTAAGCCATGTTGAAAGTAGAGAGATCAACACCAATCCCCATACGTGCCCAGGTAGAAGCAGAACCGAAGGCATTGAACAGCGGATGTTCTACGATATTGAAGGTTCCGCGCGGGGTTTTGATTGTATCAAACTGCAAGCCCCAGGAAGTTTCATTTCCTTGAATAAAGTAGGTGCTGTTTAGACGGCAGATATTGTGAATTACCCGGCGCGAAGTACCACCAACAAAAAATACTCTCATGTTGGGAACTTTTGGGTCTGTCATCTGGTTGAAAGCAGGATCAAGAGCAGCTTCCAATTGAGTCCAGTTAGTAGTAGCCCCCAAAGTTGTGATATTGCCAGGAGCGTTCTGGGTTATAATGGAAATGAGACCATCCATTGTGTGAAAGGGCTGACCATTTCTGCTTCCCAGGAACTTCTGACTAAAGAACAGTGCTTTCTCTATGTCAGCAGCATGGAACGCAGCACAGTCTTGGCGACTTTCTGCTGTATTTCCAGCACCAGCGATAGTGCTAGTCGCAGCATTGGTCTTGGAGAGTGCCCAGGTATTGCGGAAAATCTGAGTGTAGTTGGTAATACGCGTAGGAACGATTACCATGCTCTGCGGGCGGAGAGACGCTTCTTCGTAAGCATTTCCAACCATCCACAGTTGCACGTTATCCGCAGCGTTTTGTGCAAACACAGTACCAACTGCTCTCTGAACACCCACGTGCGTTGCGTCTATCACGTTAGTAATCAGAATGTTCTCATTGGTAGAATCCATACGCATAATCATACCAGGAAGAACGTTTACAGTAGTATCCACAGTAAGCGTGGAATCTGCTGCAAGTATGGCACCATCGAGTTGCAGCGACGGAAAGATCATGGTTTTGGAAAAATACCCATGCTCAAACTGATACGCTGTTTCCTCTTTCAGAAGTGCCGTAAGACCAAACAACGGGGCAGTGCCGTTAGGCATAAGCCTCGTAATCATCGCCGCAAATGACTTCTTTGCTAGATCTTGCGTAATCTGCGATGTATTAAAAACTCCAGTAACGCCAGGCATTGAGGTATCTCCTACTCAAAGTTGAAGGGATCGCAGATTAGGCTGCTTGTGTGCCGATTGAATCAAGGCGGATGCGCGGATTGAACGTGATTGCGATGTTTCCAGCAGTTGCGGTACTGGCAACAGAAACGTTGATCGTTCCTGCATCCGGTGATACACCAGTAACGATAGCTGCCGCACCAATACCAACTCCTGTGACTCCCATTCCCGGCATTACCTGCGCGACTTGTGCCGCAGTAAAGCCAGAAAGAATGAGAGTGGTGTTGGTTGTGGTTCCAACAAGAACTACTGTTGGTTTGGTAGACAGCAGTGTGAGGAAGTATGTGCGTGTTACACTGGCAGCTACGTTAAGAGTGCCTACACCAGAAACAATGCCAGCACCAGCTGCAAAAGTCATCGCCTGTGCTACAGTATTCTGGTAGACAAACTTGAAACAGTCACCAACTTGAGGTCCAAGCCCACCAGCAGTCATTGCAGCAATGATAGAATCTGCTGATGGGAAGGTGTCAATGAAACCTGCAACTGGACCACTTCGCTGCAACCACCCACTAAGAACTTGTGCAGCAGTAAGAGTCGCAGCACCAACTGTTACGTTGGTTTGTGGTTGCAATTGGTCCAGAATAGGTTGACCAGGAGCAGCCCTGTCACCTAGCCCAGAACCATCAACTCGTGCGCGTGAATACATAGGAAAGATTCTCCAAAAATTGAAAGGTTAAAGATGTTAAGAACCCGCCACTTCTTCCAGATACTTCGTCCAATCAGGTTCAACTGGGCCAGTTTTTCTGTCACCATCTTTCGGCGGTCGCGCACTCACCAAAGATTCTGCAAAAACACCGAAAAACTCTTCAGCGCGTGCAACAACTTCATCTGGACGCAATTGTGGATTTTTAGCTGCAATAGTAGCCTTAAGAGCTTCTACTATTGGGGTAGCAGCAGGATGTTGAAGTGCGGAATTGGTAGGGCGGGTTGAGTTTAACTGAAGTGTTTTAAACCGGGATTCTGATGCTGCATCTAAACGTCCATTGTTCTTTTTGAAACTCTGCTCCATTATTCCTGTGAATACTTGAGCAGCAGCAGTAAACGTAGATTGTGAAACCCGGTTTAATATAGCGGTGAAAGCTTGTTGATCACCACTGAGAGCTTTTTGCATCTGTTCTGGTGGAATACCAGCAGCAAAATTCATTTTGTTTGCTGCTTCACCAAATTTCTTTGCATCAAAAGTAAGAAGTGGCTCACCAAAAGGATCAACTGGTGCGTTCTTCTTATCATCTTCTGTTATCTTAAACAAGTCTGTAAAAGAATCGAGAGGGTTAACTTTCTTATTAGGATCAGTTACTCCCTCGACACCAGCTGCGCCAGTACCAGGTGCAGCTGTTCTGTTCGGAGCACCAGGATCAGCTAAAGGATTAGCTACTTCCATGCCTGAAGCTGGTGCTGGAGCTGGTGCTGGTTGATTTACAGCACCAGGATTTGTTGTACCTATTGCAGCAGGCGTTCTGCTGCGAAAAAGATTTCCAATGTTAAAGTTCAATCCACTTCCGCCATCTTGTGCCATTGTGAGACTCCTTAAGAGTTACTGGTTTGAGGAACTACGGTTTCTGCTGCTAAAAGTAAAAGGTGTTCATAAGCACCAATTTCACCACTAAGTTCTGCTTCTCGTTGCATGAATTCGATATTAGCTTCAGCTAAAGGTTTACCTGATTGGAGATCAATTTTAAGTTGTGCTTTATTTTCTATTGCATCAGCAGCAAGAGACTGGATAAGCATGAGAGATAGTTGAGAAAAGCGCGTTGCTGCAAACATTTCATCGTCTGTAAATTCAAATGCAGTAAAACGTGTTGCTTTCGGTTTTGGCATAGAAGCACCTATGGTTGGACTTGATTTTGGGGTCTTGCAGCATCGGGTTTACCAGCATTTTCCATAGCAGTAATCTGCTTAAGAATTGTGTCTCTTTCCTGAGGGGTTCTGCGGAAGTCATCAAACCACTGAGCACCTTGCATCTTGCACCAGTAGGTAAACGCGCCAACAATATCAAACTCTGCCTGCATAAGAGGTGAAGTTTGTATCGTTTGCATGAATACTTGGAGCAGTTCAGGATTCAGAAGTTTCTCACTGTTGAGAAGCCCATCAGAAACTTTGAACTGAATTGCAGTTTGACGTAATTCCTGGGGTTTGATTGCTACGAGTTGTTTGGAACTTGCATTGTAGTATTCTGTTGCAGGTTGATACTGGAGAATATTGAATTTCAGCATTTCTTTCATTGGAACGAATACTTGGTGTTCTAAAACAAGAGCACCAAGCTGCTGGCGGCTGTTGCTATTCCCCATAGTTTCAGTAAATTCCGCTCGTGTTTTGTTTCCTTTCTGAAACTGCCCACGATCTACTTTATTTTGACCATTAGCAATATCTGCCATACTGTTTACATTCTCTGCCATTTGAAGTGTCGATGCAATGTTATCATCGCGAAAAGGTATCTGGTAAACAGCCTCAGAAAGAGGTTTACCATACGCAGATTGTTTCACAGGAATTCTAGCAACAGAAGATACTTTGTCTATATCTTCTTTTCGCACTCTCGAAGGATCGTAGAGCAACCTATCAAACACTTGGCGGCGCTTAGCTTCTATTGCGGCATTCCAAAGACTTGTGCTCATACTCTGGAATGGAACAGCATTGTCGAGGAAAGATTTTGTCTGATACCCTAGACCGTCTTCGTTAGGTTGGCAGATTAGAATTGGAAGAATGTTGTGCACATTTGTTTGGCGCTCAACAAAGATTAGTATTTTCCTGTTTACAAGTATAAACTTCCAAATCTGTGGTTGGTTCCGGCGCGGAACTGCAATGCGGAAATCTTGAGGAACTACGCGACCGTAGAGGGTAGTAACTTCATACATGTTATGATATTCAATACCTTCCTTCCCATTAGCATTTCCATCTATCATGGCCCAAGAGAGCCAATTGGTAGTAGGGTATGCTTGAGTGGAGCCTACAAAGGAGGAAGGATTGATCTGCGGCATGTAGTACCAAGAATCTGAACCATTAAGGGTTATTGAAGGAGTTCCAGACTCAAATGCTTCTTTACCATTCATGGTAAAATCTGTATTCAAATTTAGCAGAAGTTGCTTTAGCTGAATACGAGACATTATTTCGCTGTAACCTATGAACTCTCCATCTGTATGCACGCGCGTAGGAAGAACACGCTTATCCCAGATCAGATTGTAAACATCTAGGTGGCGGAGACAGTTTCCTTCATAGTAGGTTTCAGTAGTAGGCGTGCCAGTACGAAGGTTCGCAGCAGGATCATTGGTGATTGACGGAACTCTGCTTCTCTTCCATGCAACTTCTATTGCACCGAAATTGTATTTAAGACCATCGCGCAAAAACATTGCAAGTTCGCGCGCCCAACCGTAATGGATTGAATTGTCTGCAATTACTGTTTCCATCATCAATGCGTTGTTTGCAAGAGCTGGACTAGTAACTACACCGAAAATTGGATAGCTGGTAAGAAATACACCAGCAAGGTAGGCAAGCGCACTTTCCACCTGCGGGAGAACTACTGGAACATTCATATTCTGGAGCTTGAATGGATCTCCAGATTTGTTTGCTTGGAGAGCACGTTGTTGTTCTATGCTACGATCCATCTCTCGTTGGTACTGGAGATCACGCTCCAAAAATTGAGCACGAAGGTTCCAAGTAGTAGTAAGACTTTCTACACAATTTTGACAGTACTTTACTATTGCTTGTTGCTGGCGCGGGTTGTCGACTTTATACGGCGTGTTTGGCTGGCTCATTGTGTGGGTTTCCAGAAGTTAAAATGGAAGTGCTTCTGCAATTTCTACTTCTGTCATTGCCTGCGGCGAAAGATCTAAAGCAAGGCGTTCGACAAAAGTATTCAAACTCATCAGGGTTCCATACTTGTCAATAGCCCTATAACACCAAGCTAACAAGTCTAGAATGTCATCCACGTTATCACGTTTCAGAGGATTCCAGTGAATTATCTGAGTAACCACCTCCGCGCGCACTTCCGGGCGCAGGAGAATCTCACCCTTCACCAACTGCTGTATCATATCTTTGATTTTTGCGTTCTTAGAGTACGCGTTGTTTTCCAACTCCACAAAATGTATACCTTCAATCTTTAGTTGGGTGCATACAAACTGGAACCAAAACAGCAAAGTGTACTGGTAAGCATGAGACTCCACTGCAATTACCTGTATTCCATTCTGCACTGCCCAAAGCAATGCAAGCTGAATTGTTTCAAAAGGAGACATCTTCTTAGATACTACTTTTGAAAGTACTGGCATTGCATCATAAAGGTGGAACAGTCCTACTGCTACGTCGTTACCCGTAATCTTACCAGAGGCAGGATCAATAATGATAAAGCCACCTTGGGGTTCAATATGTTCTAAGGAGGGAGGAAATGGCGGAATTTTAGCAGTATCGAGACCTGCTACAGTTCCTGCTTCCTCATCATTGAGCACTTCAGAGTAAAATATCTCTGG